GTGCTAACAGGTTCCTACGACGGTTCTGAAGTGAGCATCTCAAACACAATCAATGCCTTCAGCAACCGCGGTCTCAACAGCTCATTTGCAGCAGCGTACTTCCCAGACATCAATATTCCCGTGGGGACAACAACGCAGCGCGTCCCACCGTCTGTTGGTGTTCTAGGCGCCTTTGCTTACAACGACAGAGTCTCTTACCCCTGGTTTGCACCTGCGGGCTCTAACCGCGGCGTCATCACAACGGTAGGATCAGCAGCAACTCAGATTAAGCAGGGCACGCTTGCTGACTCGATCTACGACGCTCACATCAACATCAGATCGCAAGTTAGTGATTTACGGACAGCGGACTCTTCTCGCGAAAGCATCAGCGCTTGATCGAGTTAATGTCCGTCGCCTCCTCATCACTCTCCGCCGTCAGGTCCGTGCCGTGTCAAATCAGATCATCTTTGAGCCCAATACAGCAGCAACACTTGAGAGGTTCAATAGCCTGGTCAATCCGATCCTCGCATCGATCCGCGCGAAGGGTGGTCTTGACCGTTACAAAGTTGTGATTGATTCTACAACTACAACGCAGGCCGACATCGAGAACAACACGATCCGCGGCAAGATCTTCATCCAACCCACCCGCTCCATTGAGTTCATCGCCCTCAGCTTTGAGCTCAGCAATGCAGGTGTAACACTCACTTGATAGATAGTTAAAGACAGGAGATATTCCAAAATGGCAGAGACACTCTCAGTCACCGACATGCTTCCCAATAAGTTTGAGCCAAAGCGTTCACATCGATGGATCTTTGCGCTTGAGGGAATTGACTCATACCTCGTTTCAAAAGCGAACCGACCCTCAGTTTCAAACTCTGAGAAGACTATACCCTGGATCAACAGCACACGCTATCTCGCAGGTAAGTTCACATTTGGTGATTTGTCGATCGAGCTCCACGATCCAATCGCACCATCAGGTGCACAGCAGGTAATGGAGTGGATCAGGACACACCAGGAGATGGTAAGTGGACGTGCAGGCTATGCCGACTTCTACAAGCGTGACTGCCAGCTCAAGATGCTTGATCCTGTCGGCACTGTTGTTGAGCTCTGGGACTTCAAGGGTGCATTCATTAAGTCGGCAACATACAACGCCGTTGACTACGGCTCAGATGAAGTTATGAAGATTGCATTGACACTGAAGTTTGATAACTGCGTCCTCCAGTTCTGATTTTTTCCTGTTTACCACCTAAATCTCCCACTTATACTAACAAGTGGGAGATTTTATTTTGGCACGGAAGAACGAGATATTCACGTCACAAAGCCAGAAGGCACCTGTCGATGTTCCTGGAGGCATCATTAAGCAAGATGTCATGAAGGAATTTGGCTGGGAAGTGCCTGTTGATGTTGCACCTCTACCTTCACAAGGTAGAGTCTATCCACCTACCTCGACACTACACGGGAAGGAAATAGTCTCAATTAAGGCTATGACTGCTAAGGAGGAAGACATCCTTATGTCCCGAGCATTCAGCAAGCAAGGGACAACAGTCGTAGAGCTCATTCGCTCCTGCTTAGCTGACAAGTCTATCGATCCAGCAGATTTGCTGCTCGGCGATAGGCACGCTCTCCTAGTTGCAATTAGAATCACAGGTTACGGCGCAAACTATAACGTTGATGCCGCTTGCCCAAAGTGCAATGCGACAGATGAGTATTCCTTTGATCTCTCTTCACTCCCAATTAGAAATCTAGAGATTGAGCCTATCCGACCAGGTGTCAATGAATTTTCGTTCACACTACCTGTCTCTAAGAAGAATGTTACATTTAAGTTTATGACAGGAAGAGATGACCTTGAGCTCACGCAGACAAACGAGCGCAAGAAGAAGCTCTTTGGTGATCAAGTAGAGAGTGTAGTTACATCACGTCTTGCACACCAGATTGTATCAATTGATGGTGTTACAGACCGCAACAAGATCACAACATTCGTCAACAATATGCCTGCTCGCGACAGTCGTGCACTGCGGACTTACATTGATAAGCATGAGCCCACCCTAGAAATGACCACAACAATGACATGTAATTCTTGCGGTGCAAGCAGCGAGGTGGGCCTACCGATCGGCATCAACTTTTTTTGGCCTAGGGACTGACTATAGAGAGCATCTCTTAGAGATGTCTTTCATCCTCTCAATGAGGATGCAGATGTCATTTGAAGTCTTCTATAATCTACCAATCACCTACAGACGTTGGTACTTGGAGCGAATCCGTAAGATGGACCAGCCTAAGCCAGAGTCAGACTACGACGATCTTGATAAGCCACTCCTGCGCGGGTGACATGCGTGATACTTAGATTTGTGAGAGAAGATTGAATGGCTGGACCGGACCCCACAGTTGCTGCTCAAGTTGATAAAATTAGAACGAGCACGCTTGATACTGAAGCTAAGATCGCAAAGATTCTCGGTCTCCAAGTAGGTCTACTTGAACAACAGAAAAACTTAACTGTTGATAGAGAAAAGACACTAAAACAAGTCACTGCTGAAGTTGATAAGTTATTAAAAAGCACGAACGTAACAAATAATGCTGGCACATCTGTATCAAATTACGGCTCAAGCGTGTCCAATGCAGGATCGTCAGCGTCTAGTGCCTCGGGAGGCGTAGGCAGCTTCTCAGATGCAGTCAATACTAGCTTAAAAGCGACAGGTTTTGCGACCCAGCAGCTGGCTGAGTATAAGATGCAGCTTGATAATCTTGCTGCACCTCACGTCGAGATGGTCACACAGATCAAGAACTTGACGGGAGGTAGCATTGCTCTTTATAAGGCAATGGATAGACTCAATGATACAACGGGAATAAAAACATACTATGAGGCATTAGGTAAAAGGACAGAACTACAAGCTCTCACACAAGATCAGGCTGAACTCCTCGCCAATGTTAACAACAGTAACGTGGTCTTTCGCAATATGTCTGGTCTTCTACCAGATGTCATATCTAAGATGACAGGCGTGGAAAAAGGATCGACCGGCGCTGCTGTAGGTCTTGCTGAGTTTAATGCACAAGGCATGAGTCTAGAAGAGATCATGGGCGGCGCTGAGAATGTCCTCGAAGGCTACGCCAATGTCATGAATGACGTGCAGCTAGGCACTGCGTTTGCTGCAGATCAGGCTGAAAAATACGGCGATAAGAATGCTGCGCAGCTTGCAAAAGTTGACTTTGCTCTCAAGGCCTACGGTATCAGCAACGGTGATGTCACCGAGATGATTAGGCGAAGCTACGTCATGACAGGTAAAGCAACAACTGAGTACTTTGACCAGGTTGTCGATGCAGCCGAGAAGTCAAGCCTAGCATTCGGCTACTCAGCAGATGAGATTGTTGCAGACACAGTCGCCATGATGAACAACGTCCAGATGTTTGGGTTTAGGACACCTGAAGAGTTCGCCCGCATTTCAAAAGCTGCGCGTGACTCACACGCATCAATATCAGAGCTTGCAGGTGTGATGGGCAAGTTTGATACGTTCGAGTCAGCAGCGGGTGCTGTAGGCGATCTCAATGCGACATTGGGCACCAATTTTGACGCTGTCGAGCTCATGACGCTGCGCTACACAGATCCAGTCAAGATGCTGCAACGTCTAAGTGAAGGATTTCAAGAGACGGGAATGTCTTTTGAAGAGATGTTTATGGCTCCAGAGCGCCTCCCGTTCCTGACGTCTACCTTGGGCACATTGAATGTGACAGCAGAACAGCTAAAGGCGATGACAACAGGATCAGCGTCACCAGAAGAAATTGCTGCCATGCAATCTGCAACTGCAGATAAAGTTGATAAATCTGGGATGAAAGTTGAAGAGCTGATGAAGACTCGCATTGCAGCGATGAAAGATGTGACAGGCGGCGTCGACGAGATGACCGCGCGCCTCGACAAAGCATCACAGTTAATGGCAGCTAGCACGAGATCGATGGTTAAAGACACACAAGAAGTCAGCACACAACTTTTAAAGCTATCTAATGATGTCATCGATAACTTTTCCATAAAACAGAAGCAGCTAATAGAAAAAGCTGAAGGTGTCTATGTAGGTCTTATAAAAGATGTGACAGTAGAGCTTGAAAAAGCACTCAGACAATCTGGTGATATTATTACTAAAATGCAGATAGAAGTTGACAAACTTCTTACACAGATGCGAGCTGCAGCAACATTGGGCCAGATACTAGCACCGCCTGCTGCACCCAACCCCGCGGCGGCAGCCCAGCCCGCCGGCCAGGCCGGCGGCGCACAGGATGTAGCGTTTGGTCCTGGTGCGACTATGCGCCTCTCGCGCCAGTTTGGTGGTCTATTTGAAGATTACATACTAGATTCACGTGATGCAGGCCTCATCGGTCCTCCAAAGATGCTAGAAGACATCCTTACACAGGCAAAGATGCTGAAGGAGTTCGTCGCAGCTGCTAGAGAGACATCTGTTACATCAGCAACAGAAGCAGCACCCACAGTTCGCAGCACACCTGCACCAGCTTCTGCCCCGGCGCTACCTTCGCAACTTCAAGCTCGCCTCCAGCCCAATGGATCTACGCTGAACATTAGCATTGACAGTTCCGCATTCATCCAGTACATCATGGAGACAATGGCAAAGGAGTATCCAGTATGATTGACGTTGCTTCATTGCTGAAATTAACAGTCGAGGAGCAGGAAGCACTTTCACCTTTCGTGAAGGAGCTTGATCGTCTTGTCCTACCACAACCGCCCGTGTTACCCGATGCTGAGATAAGTAAGATAGAGGAGAACTTGGCGTCCCTCGCGCAGGAGATCATCAATCGTGGCAGACAACAGACAGACAAGAGCAACGCTTAGAGATTTCCTGTCATCGCGCGGGCTTTCTGCTGATAGCATCACTCTTACACCCGATCTCACGACCTCACCGCCTTCAGAAACAGCGAATGAGGGCGATGATCTAGGTATCGACCCCAATACAGGGCTACCCGTGCTCGGCCTCAACGGCCTCACATCAGCATATGTCGCTTTTCTTACACAGCAAAGTGATAACTTCTACAATCTATCACCTCAAGGTGAAGAAGCTGCGCCGAGCACACGTGGGTCTCCCTTGGCACCACCTGATCACCAGGGGGCACAAAGAATTTTTGCTCGGCCAGGAACAACCCTTGGACAAGCGATGCAGCTGTCCAACAGCGGCCGGCAAGATGAGACAGACTATCCTGTCTCCTCGTATCTTGACAAGACGGGAGGAGATGATTCGAAGAGTGGCAATTCTCTCTTGTCATCTGTGCAAGGGCGTCCCAACAACACGACGGGCAATCCAGAAATTGACACATATGTTAATTTGGAGACGCAAAGCGGGAAGATGCAGGCTGGCGTAGTTGAGTCAATTGCTAATGCGAATCGGTTCAACTCACAAGCAGGTGGTGTCGCCGTACCAAATCAGCTTGACAGCGTTGACAGCCAAAAGCTACAGTCTGTGCAGAGATCGTTCAGTGTGTATCACAAAGATGACACGGCAACATCAAGCGCATATGACTACGAGCGCCTTAAGGACGTTGGTAATTGGCTGCTCGCTTCCGCAGCAGGGTACATTATACCTGGTAATGAGAATGAGAGGCAGACAGTCGATCAGTACTTCACGCCTGTAAAGCGCAGCAACCTTACACTTGAATCTGCAGCAGCACAGCTTAATACGAGAATTGGAGCAGATAATGCACTCACTTTTGATGATGTGCAAGCATCTAACGCGCGGGGATTCCCAAAACAGCCTGACGGGAGTTCCATGCGATCTGACAGAGGCTCAGCCACCCAGCCAGATATCAGTGAAGCAAAATATACAAGACCGTCACCTGTCTCATACACGTCAGCAACACCCTTTGATGACAGCTCAAATATCGGCAGTAGCAAATTAGTTCAAGCCCGCGCGCTGATAGCTGTGAATCGACTTGCTTCACTGTACAACAGGAACGCAGTTACACCGCCGTCGGACACAGCCGACACACTTAAGAGTTTAGGACCTTACTACATGGGAGGATCAGTCTATAGCAGAGTTAATGCACTCAATAGAATGATCATGAATGTGGCCTATGTTCCAACACGTAATCCCTACCCGGCTGCAGTTGAAGCCGGCATTGGTGTGATGTTGGGCAAAGAGCAGATCGCCAGCCCAACCCAGATAAGCGGATATTTTGGTATGCTTCCTATCTCTCCTGGATTTTGGGAGGCTGTCGCAACATCTGCAGTCGACATTATTACAAAGCAGTCTAATCTAGGGCAGACGCTGAGAGATGAGGGCGGCAGCTCTAAATACTATCTTGATCTAAGCCGAAGCAAGGCAGTGCAGGTCATGAATGTCTTTGCAACGATCGGTGACATTGTCTTGCAAGTAACAGGAAAAGAATTTAATAATGACACATTCAAGCAAGATATTGCAGCTGCTGTAGGCATCGAGCAAGTAGACAATCTGTCAGTTACAGCAGGCACTAGAATAATGAAGAGTCGTGAAGGCTCAGGACGGTCGCCGCTCGCCTTAAGCTGGCGTGGTAATAGCGTGCCTGGCCTCATGCTGCTATCTGACAATGTTATTCAAGCGTCACTTGAAGCAGGAAACTTGATTAACGGTGAAAATCCAGCACGTGGAATGTTGGCATCATCTCTAATTGAGAAAACGTATGCAGACCCGACGATGAGAGGATCCAAGGCACGAATCCCAGGTGATATTGTCAAGATTATTGAGGACAAACTAGACGCCGAGTATGTTCCTTTTTACTTCCACGACCTGCGGACCAATGAGATCATCGCATTTCACGCTTTCCTGGACTCTCTACAGGATTCATTCAGCGCGCAGTATGCGTCCTTTAAGTCGTATGGAAGATCAGACGCTGCAAAGATGTACACAAGCACAAGTAGATCTGTGTCGTTATCATTTACAGTAGCTGCAACTTCAAGAGATGACTTTGATGAGATGTGGTATAAATTAAATCGGCTGATCGCGTGCGTCTATCCAAAATATACAGAGGGGACACTCGTCCAGAACAGCGACATCACATTCGAGCAGCCCTTCAGTCAAGTGATTGGTGCAACACCCCTCATGCGTCTAAGAGTGGGTGATGTCGTCAAAAGCAACTACTCTCGCTTTAATCTGTCTCGATTCTTCGGCATTGGCAATGATGATGTCGATGTTAAAAAGTACAGCTCAAAGACAGGCGCAGATAATGCTTCTAATCTAGTAGGAAAAATTGCAAAAGGAGCGACAGCAACCGCTAATTTTTTCGCTGGTGCATCAAACTCCATACCAAGCTGGTGGCAAAAGGGAGCGTTCTATTCTATATTTGGATCACCTATTAAGTCAATTGCAAGCATAAACAAGCTTGACAATACACAAGGAAAGGCAATACTTTCAAGCCCAATTGCATCTAGCTTCGTATCAAATTTTCTTGTTAATGGCTTTGTCAATCCTATCGGTTACTCATTAATGACGTCCTGGACGCAGAATCCTGACAATCCATTGCTGACGAATCTTGAGTCTTTTGGTGGAATATCAGATTTTAATGATACACAGAACAATGGGTCATTTGGGTTCTCATTTCTTAAACCTCGAGAGCGCCCATACGACGTTGTCGATGGTGAGGGCAACAAGATCGGCAAAGCGACTGTTAGAAGAGCACTTAAAGTTTTTGTCACTTCTAGGAAAAAAGTTGATCGATATAACTCCCCAGAAGGTGTGTTGAATCCCATCAAAGATGCAGATGTGCCAAGCAATGAGACACGATTCTACGCTACCGTAGTCGATCCATCACAATTTGTTCCTATCTTCAATGATGACAGAACAAGCACAGAGACAGTAGGCGGAGACACTTTACTGGTCACACATGATGACTTGCAACCTGATCTTGGAATGATTTTTGCACCCGCAGCATTAATAATATCTCCTGCAGAAGCAGGCGTAGATATTTTAACGGGCCTTGTTAATAGTGCTGCGAGCGCTCTCAACTTGAATGCGTCTAGCGTACTTGACAATGTAACAACAGAAGGCCTCGCAGGATTTATGTCACCGAACAATAACGCAATTGTTCGCGCATTTGAGCATAATCGTGGTCGCGGCCTTCCGGGTGTAATCACACAACTTTCATTCAACTGGCTTGATTTTAACTGGGAGACAGACTGGGGTGCTCGAGCGCCGATGGGGACAAAAGTAACGATCACGTTTGAGTGTATGCATGATTTGCCACCAGGTCTTGATTCTGGTGGTTACATGAGAGCGCCCACACACAACGTGGGATCTGTTATGAATACAGTCGCTGGTGACCCATACGATGACAAGGGCGCAATCTCGCGAACAAACTTTGCACGTGATGGTGCATCAACAATCATCAAGAGGGGATAATGGCTTCAAGTCGATACACATTCACACCTCGCATCAATACGGCAACTGGGATTGGCCAGTGGTCTGGAGGCAGGAAGATCTTTGAAGCTGTTGAAAGCGGTGCGTTAGACGCAGCAACTGTCGTTCTCACGCAAGGACAGCGTCTGGACCACTTGGCAGGTCAGTACTACGGCGACGGACGCTACTGGTGGATACTGGCAGCGGCGAGCGGCATTGGATGGGCGCTACAGTGTCCGCCGGGAACCGTGGTGCGTATTCCAAAAGATCTTTCACGTGCACTCACGGTAGGTAGATAATGGCAGATATTCCTGGTAAAAATGCGACGTCGGCACCACCTGGAAGTGACCTAGCAGACTCATATCTGATGCTTCAAAAGTATCTTGTGCACAAGCCAAGCACATTTTTTGCTGATAGATCCGACACGTCACGTAGCACTTGGTCCCTTGCAGGAAAAGAAATTTTAGGAAATGACGGTGCGTTCTATACAGCAGACATGTTTTCTAAAAAGTTCGATGAAAATCTACAAATCAAACCCAATGATTTAACAATTTATTGGTTAGATAAAGAGCAAAATCTTGTCAATAATCGGCCCTTCTCTAGCGTGGGTTTAAAGTCTTTTATTGGTTACAAGGGCACAGATCCTGGGCTTGAGCGCAAGTACATAGAAAATATAAAACTTTATGATGATAAAATCGGAGAGATTGAAACCGCTGTATTTGGATTCTTAGAGCAGAATCA